AAAGTGCACTGCTTGTCTACCTTGAGAAGCCTTTCGTCTGTGGTGTCAACCCGAATGTTCTTGCCAGAATCTGGCAGGCGATGCGCTGCATGCGCAAATTCTCAGCCGCCGAAATCGTTTCGGTAACAGGCGCTTCGGCGGATTACTGCCGTCAGGTAATCAGACTCATGTGCCGGTGCAATTATTTGCGCCTGGTCGCTCGGGAGCCTCGGATTTTTCTTCTGGTGCGTGATACCGGCCCCAGGCCACCGGCCATGAATAAAAAGCGCACAGCCCTGATCGACAACAACATCGAACAGGAGGTCGCTGTCTAATGCCAACTCACGACCCATGCTGCGATAAAACCTTTGTTCCGGCTCTCTGCATTATGCGGCATAACGCCGGCAAACAAAAGATTTTGCGCGGCATGTCGGAGCGTGAAAAGTGCGCAACCTGTCCTCAAATCATTGAATACCTGGAGGAAATAAAAATGACCGCAAATAAGGATAGCAAAAAAACCATATGCGTAGCCTGTGGCCGCGAGGGCCTGAAGATTGCCGCCAGAGGAATGTGTAAAAAATGTTATTACCAGGCCATCAAGTCTGGCGACAAAGTAAGAAACCGAACCGAGGCTCCTACGGATAAGCCCGGCGTAAAACCGACTGTAACTGATTCGAAAGATGCTAAAGCCGATACAAAAACAGCTGAGGCTGAAGCAAAGCCGCCGGAAACAAAAGTAATTTTCATCAATTCGCCTTCTACCGCGGACTCAGCGCTGTTTATTCGCATTACAGAGCTTGAGAAGGAGTGCGAGCGATTGCGATTGTGGGTTGATCGTCTGACAAAGGCGGTGGCCGCATGAGTAACAAAGAACCAGTATTCGAGAAATGCAATGTTGAGAGAACCTGCACCTGGCTGAGCAATCGCCTGGAGTCAATCAATCATGCCGGCAAAGGTTTCGTGCCGGTATACGTTATGAGAGCCGTAAAAGGCCCGCTTGGTCATACGGGTATGGTCAAGGTTCTGTATGGCGTGAACTATAAACAGGATCGCGGTGACAGCGGCATTCTGATCAACCACTGCCCGTTCTGCGGCCAGACGCCCGGCCTGTTTGCGGAGGAAATGAAGCGATGAAATTCAGAGCGGTAAAGAAATATCTCAACAAAAAGATTCGCGCTCTGAAATGCAACTCGACCGACCGGGTTGGCTGCAAAACCGCCTGCTGTATCGACTGTCGAGACATCTGCGGCGGTGTCTGCCGTGAAGCATACTGCTACATGGTTGGCTACGAAACCGGCTGTCAGCTTCTGCAGGCTAGAGAGAATCTCGAAACAATTCGGCGAATTCAAAACATGAGGAGGAAAAGACCATGACCAGCACAGTTGAAAGAATCGCAAACCTGCAGAGTATGACCGCCGAGATCAGATCAAGGATGGTCGGTGATCTTTTTCAGTTCCATGATGCCAAAGACGGCACATCCGCTGACCTATCGCTGGAAATAGTAGCCGGTTACCTGCAGCAGGCTTCCGAGGACGCCTGCGCCATGGCCGAAGCCATGTGCAGCCGCTATGTAAGTATCGAAGAAATGTCGAGACTCTCCGAACTTTCTGAGCACAGTTTCAAAGAGTTTTTGCGTGTGCTGCAGGTCTGGAAAGAACAATGCCTGCACTGATTTACTGTTTGCCCTGGCGGCGCAAAATCGAGCCGGCCATCTGCTTGCTCAAACAATTGCACGCCAGGGTGTTACTCGCCAGAGGCGAAATGCGCCCCTGGATCTGGAAATGTTGCGACTGCCTTACTGGGCAGAAAATCGAAAGGAGCCAAAAGATGGCAAGAACGAAAATTGAAGTGAATCGTGAAATCCCCAAAACCCGCCAGGAACTTGTTGACCAGATTGCCGAACTCGGCCGTCAGGAACGCCTGCGAAACAAAATCGAAAACGAGATGAACGAGGCAATGACTAAGCTCAAAAAACGCTACGAAGAAGAAGCTGAGCCCTGCAACCAGAAGATCAGAGCTATTGTGAATGGCGTTGAAGCTTATTGCGAAGTCCATCGTGACGAACTTACCGACGGCGGCAAAACCAAAACCGTCACGCTTCCCAGTGGCACTCTTTCATGGCGCAAGTGCCCGCCGTCATGCCGAATCACCAAGCCTGAAGACGTTATCGCACTGCTCAAGAAAAAAGGCCTGAGCCGCTTCATACGTGTCAAGGAAGAAGTCAGCAAGGACATGATTCTGTCCGAACCCGAGGCCGTTGTCTCGGTCAAGGGCATCGCCATCGTCAGCGAAAAAGAAGAGCTCTCGATCGAGCCCTTTGAAGTGAAGCTGGAGGCCGTAGCCTGATGTGGCGGCTGCTTGCGCTTTTGCTGGAAATAGTGATCTTTCTCGGCAATCTGCGCAAGCTTGCCTGCGCTGCAGATATGCATGCATGGGCAGGCTACCGCACTCTTGTTGCCATAGATGTAGCGAAGAAAACAGGAATTGCTGATTTCAAATTCATGTGAGGTTTGCCATGGCAGAAAGTTACCAGGACATAGTTTCGCGTATCAAAGCGAAGCAGCGCGAATGGTGGAAACATCTGAAAGCTGACGGCTGGCACCTGTGCTCGATCTGCAAAAAGACTCCGATTGCAGCAGATCAGAAAGTGTGCGGCTTTTGCGATCACAAGATGCGCCGAGGCATGATGCCGCGCATTCCTGAGTCTGACATCAAAAAACGCGAGCTGCCTGGCGCGGTGAAACCACAGCAGGGCCAGCTGCCTCTGCCGGCAAAAAAGGAGGAACCCGATGACAACAAATGACAGCCCGGAACAAAGACGCCGAGACCTGGCCATGATTCACCTGGCGAAAAAAGAACTCAACCTCGATGACGACATGTATCGCGATATTCTTCAGCAATGTTGTCAGGCCGAATCGGCAGCCGAGCTCGATGCTCCAAATCGGCGCAAGCTGCTGGCCTTCTTTCGCGGGCGTGGCTGGGGCCGGCGCGATCACACTCAGAAGCGTCCGAAGAATATAAATCTTCCTGACCGTAGTCGCCTGCTCAGAAAAATAGGGGCGCTACTTGCTGAAGCTCGCCGGCCCTGGTCTTATGCCGACACGCTGGCGAAGCGAATGTATAAGGTCGACTCGCTGACCTTCTGCAAGCCAGAGCATCTCAACGGAATAATCGCGGCGCTGGTCAAAGACGCACAGCGGCACGGCCGCAGAACCGCCTGAAGGGAGCTGTTATGAAAAAGCCCGACGAATTACCCGAAATAATGCAGGTTGTTGCTGAATTTATCGGTAATCAGCTCATGGCTGACGGCATCGAAGATCGCCGCGCCGTAGACCTCGGGCTGAAATGCGCGCACGCGGTCATGACTGCCATCGGCGGCGACAACGTTTACATCCCGAAGGGTTTCTTTTTCAAATACACGAAACGTGATCTCGAAATAGCCCGTCTGTTCGGCCAGGTTTCGATGCGTGAAATCTGCGACAAATACGACATTACTTCCCGCCGTGTCTACCAGATCATCAACGCGGTTCACAACGGCGTTGAGGTTCCGACCCAGCTTGATCTGTTTCCCGCCGAAGAGGAAGAAGCCGTTGTCGATCGAGATTGAAAAAGTATCAGAGGAGCGTTGCAACATGGTTTTCATCGTAATCAACGAATATCTTTCAGCCACACTGCGTGGCACCCCGAAAGAAATCGAAAAAGCCTGGAAGGCTTTGAACAACCTGCAGGAGAGTGGCGATTGAAACGCGAAGAGATTGTTGCAAGGTTCGAGAAGTATGATTTCCGAGACCCGCAGGGCCACCCG